CCTTCGTTCTGTAAAAATAATTAAATTTGTGGCAGATACAAGCTCTGGTGCAGAGGACTTCCCTGAAGTTAATGCTCCACCGGTAGCTGAAGAATCAGCTACATTTAATTAGGAATTATCGTGGCGACTATTGATACATTAGTACAAGATATTTATCGGTTGTTTGATGCCGGTGGTGTTGAACCTACAGATGAACAGCTTGAAGCTTTTTCAAAGTCGGTCACGAGTTCTATTAGAAATTCTTTCCGGTATAAACCAAATGAGTCACGAGGTCTTCGCATGTCGGCTCTTGGTAAACCGGAGAGACAATCTTGGTATGAATGTCATCGTCCCGATCTACGAGAACATTTAACAGCCGAAACAAAAATAAAGTTTTTATATGGCCATATACTAGAAGACTTGTTGTTATTGTTTGCTCGTATGGCGGGACATGATGTTACCGAAGAACAAAAAGAATTAGAACTTGACGGTGTTAAAGGACACAAAGATGCGACCATTGATGGTTGGATATGTGATATTAAAAGTGCCTCAAGTTTTGGATTTAAAAAATTTAAAAGTAATAACTTAACAAAAGAGAACGATTCTTTTGGTTATCTATATCAAATCAAAGCTTACGGAGAAGCCGAACAAAACGATAAGCTTTGTTTTTTAGCTATTGATAAACAGTTTGGACATATAGCTGTATGCACTCCGGATAAAAAAGAACTACCGGATGTAAAAGAAAAGATAGCTAAACTTAAAACTTGTCTTGAGTCAGACACACCACCACCAAGATGTTATCCTGACGAAACTGATGGAGTTACTGGGAACAGGAAGCTAGGTGTAAATTGTTCTTACTGTTCATTCAAGAATGAATGTTGGAGTGATTCTAACAAAGGTAAAGGATTACGAAAATTTATTTATAGCAATGGCCCTCGTTGGTTGACAACAGTTAAGAACGAACCTAAAGTTCCCGAAGATATTCCCTAATGTTTAGTCGCATAAAGAAAAAAAAGGTAAAAGGAATTATCTTTCGGTCTATGTTTGAATCAGAAGTTTGTAAAAAACTTATGGATGATGAAGTGTTTTTTGAATATGAAACATTGACCATACCATTCTCAGTTCCCGAGTCTTATCATACCTATGTGCCTGATGTTGTGCTTGGTAATGGTATAATTGTTGAAATTAAAGGGAGGTTAACACTTGCAAACAGACACAAACATTTGTATATACAAAGACAGTTACCAAAGCTAGACATTCGTTTTGTTTTACAAAATTCTAAATCAAAACTTTACAAAGGAAGTAAAACAACTTATGCTCAGTGGTTAGACAAACATAATTTTTTATGGGCAAATAAAACAATACCTCAAGAGTGGATAGATGAAGAACCAAAAGAAGAACCAGACAGATTATTTCTCAAAAGAAAAAGCAAGTCGTATAAGTATCGATCTCTCGACCAGTACAGAAAGGGAAAATCATGAAGGAGAAAACGAAAGAACTTTATTCAGAGCCATCATCTATCAAGCACTTTTGGATGCTAGTGCTACCGAAATCACTAGCAAAGAAAACATGGTCATTCAGCAAGATGCTGTACGATGGTTCACTAAAACTGCTGGGGTTACTGCTTCTTGGTTTGTTGATGTCTGTGATCTTGCTAATCTTAATTATAGTCAAGTGCGTGACTTTGCTGGTCGACTCATCCGTGAGCCTGAAAAGGTTGATTTTGAACGAAAAAGGCTGAATGTGCTTTTAAATATGAGACATGGAGAAGACAATGGCAAATAACGATCCGGTTAATCACCCGGCTCACTACACAGCAGACGATGGTATAGAATGTATAGATGCGATTGAAGCTACCCTCACACCTGAAGAATTTAGGGGGTACTTACGAGGACAGGTTATAAAATATGTTTGGAGGTGTAACTACAAAGGAAAACGATTAGAGGATTTAGAAAAGGCTGAGTGGTATTTAAAAAAATATATTAACATATTAAAGAAAATGTGAGAACAAAAAAGATGGTGCTGATACAGAACAATAAGTCTCCTTTCCGAACGACAGAATATAACAAGTGGGACAACCCAGCTAAACAAGCCGTTAGAAATTTTTTATTAGAGCTTGGTTGTCAGCTGTCATCCGATATTGAGGACTACAATGCCGATATAAAAGTAGTAGAACCGGAAGTATCCTATCATGAGGTCGAAGTTAAGCCGGGATGGGTAAATGATTGGCCGACATCTTGGGATACAATACATATTCCTTACCGCAAAAAAAGATTAATTGACATGCAAGATTTACCAGATCGGTTAACTTTTTATGTTTTGCGTAAAGATTTACAAAAAGCTTGGGCCATAAAAGGCTCGGAGTGTATACAAATTGTGCAGGTTCCTAATAAATTTGTTTCGAGTGGAGAATATTTCTTTAATATACCGGTAAAAAATGCTACACTTATTGACTTACGATAACTTTCCGTTTTTAGAGTTTTTTGCAGCCACCGGAGCTTGTCTCTCGGTGTACCTGTACGGCAACGGATCAAAAAAAGCCCCATGGGTTGGACTTGTGTCCCAAACTTTTTGGTGGTGGTGGGCTATTAGGCATGGACTATATTTTATAATGTTGTTAAATATATTTATGACTGTAACTCACATAAGAAACATATTTAAAATGAGAAGGAGAAAAACAAAATGACAAAAAAACTACCAACTGTTTATCAACAATTTATACATAAGTCTAGGTATGCTAGATGGTTGCCGGAAGAAAAGAGAAGAGAAGAATGGCATGAAACAGTAGGTAGATATTTTGATTTCTTTGAAAAACATTTAGAAAAAAATTGTAAATATAAATTAGATAAAAAAACAAGAGAGTACCTTGAGAATAAAGTTTTAAATTTAGAAGTTATGCCGTCCATGAGAGCATTAATGACAGCCGGGCCGGCTCTTGAAAAAGAGAATATTGCCGGGTATAATTGTTCTTACGTACCGGTGGATCATCCGAAAGCTTTTGATGAAATACTTTATGTACTTATGTGTGGGACGGGAGTTGGTTTTAGTGTTGAAAAAAAATATACCGAACATTTGCCTAGTGTTGCTGATGATTTCCATGATACAGAATCTGTTGTCGTGGTCAGAGATTCTAAACTCGGTTGGGCAAAAGCATTTCGGGAAGTCATTACATTATTGTATGCCGGGCAAATTCCCAGGTGGGATGTATCTAACGTGCGACCAGCAGGAGCACGGCTTAATACTTTCGGTGGAAGAGCTTCGGGTCCTGCACCACTCGTCGACCTCTTCAACTTCGCCATCGAAACCTTTACTAAAGCCAAGGGTAGAAAGCTTACCTCGTTAGAGTGTCACGATCTTGTCTGCAAAGTCGGTGAAATTGTTGTGGTTGGTGGGGTTAGGCGATCGGCTATGATTAGTTTATCTGATCTTAACGACAGAGATATGAGAGATGCTAAGTCTGGAGAGTGGTATAGAGTTGAGGCACAAAGAGCTTTATCAAACAACTCAGCTGTGTATGAAACAAAACCAGATAACATTGGTACATTTATGGAAGAGTGGCTAGCTCTATATAAATCAGGCAGTGGTGAACGAGGTATATTTAATAGACAAGCATCAAAGACAGTTGCCGGCAGAAATAAAAGACGTGATAATAACTTTGAGTTTGGAACTAACCCATGTTCAGAAATAATTTTACGACCTTTCCAATTCTGTAACTTATCCGAAGTTGTCGTTCGTGCAGATGATACTGATGAGAAATTACTTGATAAGGTTGAAGTTGCCACTATTCTTGGTACGATGCAAGCAACATTGACAAACTTTAAATACTTACGTCGTCAGTGGAAAGACACGACAGAAAAAGAAAGACTTCTTGGTGTATCATTGACAGGAATAATGGATCATCAAATATTAGCTGGAGATATACATAATATAACTCGGTTGACTCAACTGTTAGATGAGATGAAACAAAAAGCTGTTGAGGTTAATAAGACGTGGGCAAAACGATTTGGCATCAACCAAGCTACAGCTATCACTTGTGTCAAACCATCGGGTACAGTATCACAATTAGTTAATGCCGCATCGGGTATTCATGCTCGCCACAACGAACATTATATTAGAAGAGTCAGAGGTGATAAGAAAGATCCACTAACACAATTCTTACAAACACAAAACATACCGACAGAAGATTGTGTTATGAAACCAGATTCAACGGCAGTCTTTTCATTTGTTGAGAAAGCTCCAAGCCGTTGTATTACTCGTCATCAACGATCGGCCATTGAACAACTAGACCATTGGTTATTATATGCCCAACACTGGTGTGAGCATAAACCAAGTATAACTATATCAGTAAACGAAGATGAGTGGTTAGGTGTAGCTGATTGGTGTTGGACAAACTTTGATGATCTTAGTG